ATATGGGGTGAGCGTTTGCAGATCCATACCGCTCACAAACTGACAACCTCATCTGAAATCTTTTGGAAAATCGATGAGATCATCCAAGCCAATGAACAACTTCTGACTCGGTTTGTTAAAAAGTACGAAACCAAGGGAAGCCAAGAGATCCGACTCAATGACGGCACCCGTTACCTGGTAAGAGCCAATAACTCAGCTGCTCGCGGTATCGCAGCGCCTGACACAATCCACCTGGACGAAGTTCGTGAGTACAAGGACGATGAAGTTTGGGCATCTTTGCGTTTTACGCAGATGGCTTCAAAGAATCCCATGGCGATTATGTATTCCAATGCTGGAGACCAGCACTCAGTAATTTTGTTACGCATGAGAGAGCGAGGACTGGCAGCAGCTGCTGGATCTAATGATCCGATTGGTTGGTTTGAATGGTCAGCAGAGCCAGGATGTCCAATCGATGACATGAACGGATGGCAACAAGCCAACCCGAGCCTTGGACATACAATCCATATCGATAATCTTAAATCTGCAATGTCAGATGATGAGTCTATTATTCGCACAGAACTTTTGTGCCAATGGGTGAGCCAGATCAACCCTGCCATCAATCCGTCAAGTTGGACAGAGTGCGCGTCTGAGGGTACGCTCGCTTTGGATCGGGAGCAACCAACTTGGATGGCGATTGATCTATCACCAGATCGAAAAGCAGCTGCGTTAGTTGCAGCGCAACGACTTGTTGGGGACAAGTTCTGCGTTGTATTACTGGAGACATATTCGAATCCAGTTTCGATTGACGATAAAGACCTTGCAAACAGTATCGCTGTCTGGACGAAGCGTTACAGCGTGGAGACGGTCGCTTATAGTCGTCAAACGGCTGGCGCAGTTGCTTCTCGATTGATCCCAGCAGGAATTCCGACGACTGCCATCGATGGAGCAGTTTATGGACAAGCTTGTGATGAAATGTTGTCGGCTATTACCTCCCAGCGATTGGTCCACACAAATCAAGCCGAATTAAACAAGCAAGTTTTATCAGCTGTTAAATTGCCATTTAAAGATGGGGGCTGGTACCTTGGACGGAAAGCGTCAGGTGCCACAATATGCGCGACGGTTGGAATGGCGATGGTGTCTCACTTTGCGACACGACCTGATTCAGAAGTTGATATCGTGTTGGGTTGATTATGGTATAATTTTGTGCTAATGGCACTTAGAGATTTATTCGCAAAAGCTCCTCAATCTGCTGGACTAACGGTTGATGCAGCTGCGACTCCGGCACCTTTTAACATCAGCCAAAACAGTTACTTTTATCCGTTGTCAAGTGCTACACGCGCACAAGCGATGGCAATTCCAACGATCGCGAGAGCTCGTAACATTTTATGCAGCCTTGCCACTTTGCCATTAGAGCAATACATCAAGAGTACCGGCGCACATGTCGAACCCAATCGAGTAATAAACCAACCTGATTCGCGCGTTCCCGGTTCTTCTATTTACGCATTTATCGCTGAGGATTTACTATTCCACGGCGTGGCTTATGGACAAGTTATGTCCATGTATGCAGATGGTCGAATCCAGGAATGGACACGCGTTGCAGTTGATCGCGTTACTTATCAAACAAACGACACGCAAACAGAAATCATTGCTTACCGAGTAGATGGATCTGCCGTACCTTCAATGGGAGTTGGATCTCTTGTTGTGTTTAATGGTTTGGATGAAGGATTCTTATCTCGCGCTGGTCGCACAATTCGCGCAGCTATTGCATTAGAAAATGCGTCAGAAGCTTTTGCTAAAGAGCCAGTACCAATGATGGTACTAAAGTCAAATGGCACAAATCTTACTAGCGAGCGTATTGGCAAATTGCTTGAAGCCTGGCGCGTAGCCCGCAGCACTCGGAGCACAGCATTTCTGAATGCCGATGTCGAATTGCAGGCTATGGGAATTGATCCAAACAAACTGCAACTAAATGAAGCTCGTCAATATGTGGCGCTTGAATTATGCCGCGCTATTGGCTTACCTGCTTACTTTGCAAGCGCTGAAACGACTTCAATGACTTATTCAAACGCTACTGCTGAGCGTCGTTCACTTATCGACTTTGGTGGTCGTAATTTACTTTTGGCAATCGAACAAAGGTTGTCAATGCCGGATTTTGTCGGTCAAGGCAATGAAATCCGTTACTCGCTAGACGAATACCTACGCGGTAATCCTTTGGAGCGCGCTCAGGTATATGAAATCCTGAATCGTATTGGCGCAATGAGCGTTCAAGAGATTCGCGAAGAAGAGGATCTAATCGACACATGAAAATAACAATGCCAGTAACAATTACTGCGTCAGATGCTGAATCACGCATCATCGCAGGTCGAATTGTGCAATGGGACGCAGAAGGTAATACATCTGCTGGTCGCACAAAGTTCCTTCCTAACTCAATCGAGTTTGGTAAGAACACAAAACTAGTTTTAGAACATAACCGCACAAAGCCTCTTGGCAAGTTGGTCGAATGGTCTCAAGATGATTCAGGTATTACTGCATCTTTTAAGATTGCAAAGACAACTGCCGGTAATGATGCTTTGGAAGAAGCTGCAACTGGACTTCGTTCAGATTTCAGCGTCGGCGTGGAAGTAGATGCGTGGGATAACAAAGATGGCGTTATGGCTATCAGCGCATCGAAATTAATTGAAGTTTCACTTGTAACCGATGGAGCAATCCCAGGTGCTGAAGTGGAAAAGGTCGCAGCGACCGAAGCACAAGGACAAGCTGCGAGCGAATCAACCCCGGAACCTCAGATCGAGGAACCTAAGACAGAAGGAGATGACCTAGTGTCAGAAACCGTTTCAGAAGCAGTATCAACCGAAGCGGTTGAAGCTGCTAAGGCAGAAGTCAAGGCGACTTCATATCCACTAAATTCACAAAAGGTTCGTAACCCAATCGTAGACAAAGCTTCATACTTGGAGCACTCAGTCCGCGCAGCACTTGGTGACGAAACATCAAAGTTGTATGTTGCAGCAGCTGCTGACACAACAGACAACGCTGGACTAATCCCAACACGCCAACTAACAGAGATTGTTAATGGCGTATCAAACGGAGATCGCGGAGCAATCGATGCGATTTCACGCGGTACACTTCCGGACGCTGGAATGAGTTTCGAAATCCCTAAAATTACTCAGCCAGCCCTTGAGGGAGAAACTGCAGAAGGCGGAACACCTTTTGAGCAAGATGTAAACACATCTTTTATCTCAGTACCAGTTAAGAAGTTTGCTGGACAGCAGACGTTCTCAGTTGAATTACTAGATCGCTCAAACCCAGCATTCTTTACAGAGCTTGTACGCCAGATGGAGTTTGCTTACGCAAAGACAACTGACGCATTTGTTGCAACAGGAATGATCAACAATGGCGCTCTTAACGCAACTGCAAACGCTAACTCAGCAACAGGCATCCTTGCTTACACATCATCAGCAGCAGCTGCTGTTTACGGTGCATCACTTGGCTTTGCTCGTTCATTGATCGTTTCACCTGATCAATGGGGCAACATCATGGGATACAACGACTCAGGTCGTCCAATCTACAACGCAGCACAGCCACAAAACGCAGCTGGTGTAGCAACACCAACTTCACTTCGTGGAAATGTTGCAGGACTAGATCTTTATGTATCACGCAGCCTCTCAGGTACAGGCGATTCATCAATGATCGTTGTGAACCCAGAGTCTTACACATGGTATGAGTCACCACGCCTACAGCTGTCATCAAACCTAATCTCAACAGGTCAGGTTCAGGTTATGTACTACGGTTATGGAGCACTTGCAACAAAGATTGCAAACGGCGCTAACCGTTTTAACTTCACCTAAGATAAACAACTAATCATGGGGGGGCGGTTGCTCCCGATCGCTCCCCCAGCAGTCTAGAGAGGATGAAATGCCAACAATTATTACAGCGTCAGAGTTGCGATCAGTGCTTGGCGTTTCATCCGCTTTATACAGCGACGCATATTTAAATGAAATTATTGACACTAGCGAGGCTGTTATCTTGCCTTTGCTTGTTACATATGCTTCACCAATAGCCAAGGTTTCGCTGACTGATAATGTCGCAACCTTTGAGACAGTAGGGATTCATGAGTTCACCGAAGGACAATCAGTTGTCATCGCTGGATGCGGATCTCCATTTAACGGCACTCGAACAGTCAATGCTGATCCAGATGCATACACATTTACAGCAAACATCACTAATGCCGATATCACCGAACGAAATGTCATCCCTAGCGGATCCGCAACACTTACAGGCGCTTCAACTTATGTTGGGGTCGCAGCTGTTGAATCGGCGATCATGGTAGTTTCAGTTGAAGTATTCCAATCTCGTACTGCTCCTGGCGGTCAGATCGAAGGAGTAGATTTTGCGCCGTCGCCATATCGGATGGGGCGCAGCTTGTTTAATCGTTGCGTTGGTCTCTTGGGACCTTACATCGATGTTGAAACGATGGCTCAGTAATGCCGAGCACTATTCTTTCAGCAGTTCGTACTCCTCTTGCTACAGCTCTTGCTGGAGTCTCTGCAAACATATTTAGTTATGTTCCAGAGCAAGTTCCTGCACCTGCTGTTGTAGTCGTCCCGGATTCTCCTTACATGGAGTTTGACACAATCGGCAAGAGCACCTTTCGATGCAAACTAAATTACACAATAACCTGCTGCGTTGCGTACAACAGTAACCCAGCATCGCTTGATAACATCGAGCAACTCATAACGAGCGTTGTGGCGGTTATACCAGCTGGATACGAACTCCAGGTAGTTGATCGACCAACAGTTACAACAGTAGGCGCTAGCACCTTGCTGGTCGCAGATATACGGGTGTCCACTTGGTACACCCAAACAGCATAAGGAGAACCAATAATGCCAACAACAGTCATTACGGGTCGCGACCTAGTCCTCAGCATCGCAACAGTAAATTACGATGCGCAGACAACTAGCGTCACACTCGTGAATTCACCAACCATCGATATTTACCAGACCCTCGATGGAAAAGCTTTTAAACATACAGACGACAACTGGACTCTTAATGTAGAGCTACTTGCCGACTGGGGTGTTGCTTCATCACTATTCGAAGCAATGTGGACAGCAGCTGATACAGCACCAAACACAACTCTTGCAGTATCTCTTACAGCTGCAACTGGCGCAGTATTTACTTGCAATGTTTTGCCTGTTTATCCAACAGTCGGTGGAACTGCTCCAGGAGCACAGACCGATACTTGGGCACTACAGGTAGTCGGAACACCAGCAGACACATTCAGCTAAAATCTAACAAACGGGAGCAAAGATGAAACTACCAATCACAATTACATATAACTCAGGCGACGAAGCAACTTACACGGCTCAACCTCCTGAGTGGGCAAAGTGGGAGAAGGCAACTGGCAACACGATTTCTCAAGCTAATGACAAGATTGGCATTTGGGATCTTATGTTTCTGGCTTATAACGCTTACAAGCGAGAGAATGCTGGAAAGCCTGTTAAGTCTTACGAAATATGGTCTGACACCGTTGCTAATGTAACGGTAGGAGACGATAGCCCAAAAGCCACCAGCCAGGAAGCATAAGGCGGATCCTCGTATCTCTAGCAATAGAGACGGGGATACCGATGCAATACTGGGATGATGCAGATGACATATTAACGGCGATAGATATATTGAAGGAGCGATCGGATGGCAGATGAAGTCAAGATCGCTTATGATAAATCAGATCTACGCGGTATTACCAGGGCTTTTAAAGCGATGGACGATCAAGCCATCGAAGCTGCTAAAAAGGAAAGTTCTAATCTTGCTGAGTATGCTGCTGGACAAATTAAGATTGCAGCAGCGACTCGCACGGTTTCAGGTATTGCTGCTCGCCGTATTGCTGATGGAGTTAAAGTAAGTAAGACATCTAAGATCGGTGAGTTTAGTTATGGATTTGCCCGTCAGAAGTTCAGCGGTGGCGGTTCAACTTTAGATTTACTTTACGGTATGGAGTTTGGTTCTAATCGCTTTAAGCAGTTCCCAAAGCGTACGCCAAATAAAGGCAGAGGTAACTCAGGTTACTTTATCTACCCAACCCTGCGACAGATCCAACCGGATCTAGTTCGTAAGTGGGAAGAAGCATTTAGCAACATTTTGAAGGAGTGGGATTAATGGCAGGAAATAGAACCCTTAAACTCTCGATCCTTGCTGATGTTGATGATCTCAATAAGAAGTTAAAGGCGGCTAATGGTGACGTTGAAAACAGCGCTACCCAATTAGAGAAGTTTGGCAAAGTAGCCGGGGCTGCGTTTCTTGCAGCTGCAGCCGCTGCCGGTGCCTATGCAGTAAAGATTGGCGTTGATGGCGTTAAAGCTGCACTAGCCGATGAGCAAAGCCAGGTTAAATTAGCCTCAGCGTTAGAAAACGCAACTGGCGCAACTAAGGCGCAGATTGCTGCTACTGAGGACTCGATCGACAAGATGGCTCGCGCGACTGGTGTAGCAGACGACCAACTACGTCCTGCCCTTTCACGTCTTGCAATTTCAACAGGTAATGTCTCAAAGGCTCAAGAATTACTCAGCCTGGCACTTGATATCTCAACACAAACAGGCAAGCCACTTGAAGGCGTTGCTAATGCTTTAGGTAAGGCTTATGACGGTAATACCGCAGCTCTTGGCAAGTTAGGTGTTGGCTTATCGTCTGCCGAATTAAAAGCGATGTCATTTACTGATGTTCAGCAAAAGCTAAGTGATCTCTTTGGTGGCGCAGCTGCTAAGAATGCTGAAACTTTCCAAGGTCGCATGGATCGTCTCAAAGTGGCATTTGATGAATCAGTTGAAGCAATCGGTTACAAATTGCTTCCGATCATCCAATCATTAATCGATATCATTCTTACAAAGGTAGTTCCAGGCTTTGAGAAGTTTGCAAAACTCTTTGATCCAATCAAGGATGCAATCGACCGTAACAAGGAGTCTTTTCAAGCTCTGGGCAATTTCATCGTGGATTACATCGTGCCAGTATTTACGGTTGCATTAGGTGGAGCAATCTCATTTGTTGCCAAGATTGCTGCTGGCGTTGTAGATATTGTGGGCGGTGTAATTAACGTTATCCGCACTTTGGTATCTGGCGCCATTGATGGAATCAATGCCTTAATCAAGGCTTACAACGCTATCCCAATCTTGCCTAACATCCCAACAATTTCTAAGCCATCATTTACAACTCCAACCGTTTCAGCGCCAAAGGTAAGCACTCCGACCTACACGGCGCCAACTATTTCTAGCACGGGTGGCGGTGGATCAACCGGTACAACAACTAGTACGAGTTCAGTATCCTCAGCTGCATCAAGCGCTGCGATAGCCTCAACTGCTATTGGTTCATTTAACGCTGGATCTTTCAGAGCTACTGAATCTGCCTCAATGGCACCCGTTTACAATATCAATGTAACCGGAGCCTTAGACAAGGAAGGCGTTGCCCGTCAGATTGTTGAGATTATTAACGAATCGGCAGCGCGAGGCACAGGCGGATCTAGTGCCTTTCAGGTGGCTTAATGACTGCATGGACACCCGATTGGGCAGTATCGATTAATGGCGCTGGAGATGTCACTAACGTAACCCTTGCTAACCTGACAATCACCTCAGGTCGCAATGATATTTATTCTCAGCCTTATGCCGGTTATTGCAACATCGAACTCATCAACTTAAACCAGTCTTCAATTAATATCGATGTCAATGATTCTGTAACAATTAAGGTCAAGGATACAACTGGCACCTATGTAAACTTGTTTGGTGGCGATGTTACCGACATCGACGTCGAAGTAACATCATCAGGCACCGGTGGCATTAATGAGCGAATCAAGATTGTAGCCCTTGGCGCACTTGCCAAACTGCCTAAGATCATTTTTGATGATTCATTAAGCAGAGATAATGACGGAGATCAAATCTATGCGGTTTTGTCGTCTTATCTGTTTGGAACTTGGAACTCGGTTCCAGCTGCTTTAACTTGGGCTGCTTATGATCCGACAACAACTTGGGCAAATGCTCAAAATACTGGTCTAGGCGAGATCGACCGTCCAGGCGATTATGATTTAGGATCTAGATCAGCTGATCCGATTGATGTTTATTCACTCGTTAGCGGATTGGCAACTTCTGGACTTGGTTATTTATATGAGGACTCATCTGGACGAATCGGGTATGCGGACAGTACACACAGAAGCCAATATTTAGCCACTAACGGTTATGTCGAAGTGACTGGCAACCACGCCCTAGCCAATGGCATTCGTACGTCTAAGCGCATCGGAGACCTACGCAATAAAGTAACCGTCGAATCCAAAACTGGCGCTCAAAGAACTGCAACTGATGCAGCTTCTATTGCTTTATATGGTGAGCAAGGTCAAGTCATCAAGACGACTTTGCATGATGCTAATGATGCCCAGACCCAAGCAGATTTTTATTTATCTTTGCGCGCTTACCCACAAGATCAATTTAGATCGATTACCTTCCCATTAACTAGCCCTGAAATCGATAACTCAGACCGCGACAAATTGCTCAACGTATTTATGGGTGAGGCTTTAGATATTACAGACCTACCGTCAAATATGGTCGATGGACGCTTTCAGGGCTTCGTAGAAGGCTGGACTTTTAGCGCTGGATACAACCGTCTAAACTTAACCCTAATCCTCTCACCGGTAGCTTACAGCCTTCAGGCGTTTAGATGGAATAGCGTCCCAGCACCTGAAACATGGAATACATTAAGCCCAACCCTAGAATGGATTAACGCTACAATAGTAGCCTGATAAAGGAGAAAAATGGCAACGACAACTAACTATTCGTGGAGCACCCCGGATGACACGGCACTCGTTAAGGACGGCGCAGCTGCTATCCGCACGTTGGGCTCCTCTATCGATACAACTACCAAGGCGCTTAATCCATCAACGACTTTAGGCGATATTGAATATCGCTCATCAACTGCTAATACAAACACTCGTCTAGGCATTGGATCAACTGGCAATGTTTTGACGGTTGCAGGCGGCGTTCCAACATGGGCTGCTCCGGCTTCTCCAACTTTAACCTTTTCAGGTGCAAGCATTTATAAATCTGCTGATCAATCAATTTCAAATTCATCTCAGACAAAAATTACATTTGATACAGAAAGATTTGATACTGATGCTTATCATAGTCTTGTAAGCAATACAGAACGATTTACAATTCCAGCAGGAAAAGATGGGAAGTATTCATTTTCAGCCGGTATTCAATATGCTCAAAACTCTACTGGTAATTATAGAATTTTATCTATTTACAAAAATGGCAGCACACAAAAGTTTGCTACGCTTTTATTGCCAGTCAATGCTCCAAACATGGCGTTAAACATGACAGTTATCGATGATGCTGTTGCTGGTGATTATTATGAAGTAGCAGGTTTCCAAGATAGTGGTGGTTCATTAAATGTAAGAGGAAGCGAAGCCACTTGGTTCATGATTACTTACTTAGGAGCATAAAATGATATTGTTTACAAAACCAGCAAACCTTAATGGTGCGGAATTACTTGATGAATTAAGCGCAGTTGGCGTTGTTGTCAAAGGCTACCCATTAGCAGACGACAATGGCAATGTTTGGCTTGACATCAAATTAACAGACAAAACAAAAACTGAAAAAGTTGTGGCAACTCATAACGGAACTACAATTGCTCCTGATAAAACCGCAGCTCGGCAAACAATTCTTGATCGGCTTGGACTTACCGCAGAAGAAGCAGCAATCTTACTTGGATGAAAGCTCGACTCAGTAAATCGGTTATCCAGTTAAGAGAACAGGCAGATGATGCTTATCCATCTCGAAAGCGTCATTCAGACGGCACGATCGGAGATGCCAAACACTCAACCCGAAAAAGCGATCATAACCCTGACCCTGATACAGGATATGTCCGCGCTATCGATCTCGATGCTGATTTCAACGAACAAGCCTCTACAGCTGCTTACATTGCCGACCAGATACGAATTGCAGCCAAGTCAGATAAACGCATTGCTTATGTCATCTTTAATCACAAGATTGCAAGCGCTCGAAGCTTCTGGCGCTGGCGTAAATACACGGGAGTCAATCCACACACCAAGCACATCCACATCAGTTTTACAAAGGCTGGTGACACGGATTCGAAGTTTTTTAACATCCCATTACTAGGAGGAACAGATGACACAGGACCTAAAGAAGATGCTGGCAAGTTGGGCAAGAGCATTTCTGACCGCTGCGCTTGCACTTGCAGCTGCGGGCGAAACTGATCTGAAGCAGATCGCTTACGCTGGAGCGATTGCAACAATTCCTCCAGTATTGCGTTGGCTAAATCCTAAAGATGAAGCTTTCGGTTTGAGGTGAGTGCGAATGATTGGGCGGGATTCACTCTCGCTATTGTCTCGACGATTGCTATTTTTATTGGCGGTTTGCGTTACCTGGTTCGCGGTTGGTTGTGGACTCTTACGCCGAATGGTGGTTCATCTCTCGCAGACCGATTGGCAAGAATAGAGACACGCCAGGAACAGATGATGGAACTTCTTAAGAAGTAAGGGACACTTATCCACATGGCAAGAAAAGCAACTAAAGCACTAGAGGAGCAAGGTTATTCAAAACTTGATGCTTATTGCATTGGGCTATATGAATACTTTTGCAGCTTGAAACGCGCTGGCTTTGCAGAGGATATTGCGATGTTCATGATCACCGAGCCTCAAGCTTATCCTGGCTGGATCTTGCCTGATCCAATCGACCCTGAAAAGTTTGGGGACTATGATGACGACGATGAGGACTAATGACAGTCAAAAGAATTGCCTGGATCTCAGATATCCAAGCACCTTTCTTTCATGAAGCAGCAGTCAAGAATCTAGGCAAGTTTTTAAGAGCTTACAAACCTCACCAAACTATCTGCATTGGTGACGAGATCGATCTACCTCAACTTGGGGGCTTTGCTCAACCGTGGCAAGAGGTTGAAGGCAACATTGACGAGGATCGTAAACTGACTTTAGAGATTCTCGAATATCTTGGCGTTACTGATGTAGTTGGCTCCAATCATGGAGCGCGTGTTTACAAGTCTTTGTCTCGCAGATTGCCCGCTTTTATGAATCTGCCAGAGCTGCGTTATGACAAGTTTATGGGCTATGACAAAGCTGGTATTAAGTACCATCCAAACGGCTTTGACTTTGCTCCAGGTTGGCACACATGCCACGGAGATGCTTTTCCACTATCAAACAAGCCTGGACAAACAGCCTTAAACGGTGCGGTGCGTATGGGTAAATCAGTTGTGTCAGGACATACCCATAGACTGGGGCTGAGTGCCCATTCAGAGGCTTCAGGAGGGCGTTACGGGCGCATTGTGTGGGGTGTTGAGGTTGGCAACCTAGTGGACTTATCAAGCCCTGGAATGGGCTACACAAAGGGTTATGCGAACTGGCAGATGGGTTTTGTAGTAGGCACATTACACGGCAAGCGCTTCACGCCTGAACTTATCCCAATCGATCCTAAAGATGGATCGTTCATTTACCAAGGCAAACGCTGGGGCTGAATCGTTACCGTTTCGTTATCAAAATAAACGTGTAATTGTCTGCCAGATGTGAGACCGTAATCCAGTAGCCAACAACGGTTACAAGAATCGGGAGCAAATCAAATGGATCTACAAGTACCAGTAATAGTTTTACTGATGTTAGCTAATATCCTTTGGTTTATCGTTGGTTGGGGCAAAGGCTTCGAGGAAGGCAAGCGCGAGGGCTTGGTAGTTGGCAAGAACAGTCAGCGCGTGAGTGTTAATGCGCGCTAATGACATCCTTGACGAAGCAAAAGACCTCATCGCAGACCGCGGTAAAGATTACGGCTTGGCAGCTCTCAATCACCTTCGAATTGCCAAACTCTGGTCAGCCTATCTTGAACGCAACATCGAGCCTCACGAAGTCGCAATCTGCATGGCACTTGTCAAAATCTCACGCTTACAAGAGACAAGCCAGCACGCAGACAGTTACAAAGACGGCGCAGCATACATTGCGCTCGCTGGACAGATTGCATCAACTGATTGGAGTGACCTTGACAGTTATTAAGGCAGCCCCTGGGGTTTGGTGCGATTACTGCAAGGTTAGATATGGCACTAACTCACCATTAGGACAAAAGGGTGCCAGTTACACAGTTATCAGTAACCATCCACGAAGCCAAGGCGTACGCAGAAATTATTGCAATGCTTGCGCCATTGAGGTGCAGACATGGGCAGACGGTACTGTTTGGTCACTACCGGAACAAACCGAGTATCTAATGAAACAAGAGGAGTTACCAAGTGTTTAAGAGAAAATGTCATAAATATGGACAAGCAATCGTCCGGGCTGGTGATTTGTTGATTATGTGCGAATGCATTACTGACACCGATATCAATACCGTATTAGATTGGGGAACAGAAATTGTTTAATTTGGCAGATTACGAGACAGTTGAAAGTCGTTTAGAGAAGTTCATCAAGGACTTCCCGGATTTCAGAATTAGCACAGAATTGGAGAGTTTCCAGAATGATCGATTCATTGTTAAAGCATACTTATATCGGACTTTCGCTGATAGCGTGGCGTTTTCCACCGGATACGCTGAGGAGAAGGTTACTGACCGCGGTGTTAATTCAACTTCAGCGCTGGAAAATTGCGAGACTAGCGCGATCGGTCGGGCGCTTGCAAATGGAGGTTACGCAGCTAAAGGTAAAAGACCTTCTAGAGAAGAAATGAGCAAGGTCGAACGACTAAGCGCCAAGGACATTGCCAAGGCTAAGGAAGTACCAAGTTTTGCTACAAAAGAGGAGGCATTAGCTGCCGATCCTTGGACTAATGAACCAATTTACGGCGATCCTAAGCAACCAGAAGCAATCAGCGCAGCTGAGGCTATTGCAAACGTTGAAAACATCTTGGGAGTTGTAAATCAAGAGGGTTGCGTTCATGGCGACATGGTTTGGAAAGAAGGGGAGAAGGCTGGGCGTCCGTGGGGTGGATTCTTTTGCGGATATGCACCAAGAACAGGCGAAGCCAAATGCTCAACAGTTTGGTACAACCTTGGATCTAATGGCAAATGGGAACGTCAAAAACTAAGGAGCATTTGAAATGGGATTTGTTGAAGTAAATGTAAACGGTCAATGGATGAACCTGATGCACTTCACCTTGCGTTGCCAGTTATGCAATGAGGAGATCATCCTGGCTCATGTAGCAAAGATTGAAAACGCTGATGCTCCAGTCAATGCGACCTGGACGTGCAAGAGATGTCATTCAGTCAATGGCTAAATACTTTATAACTAAAGCGCACTATCCAAGTGCTAGATACGACTTCAGCGGGTATGGCGGTGTCAATAACTGCTCTGAGTGCGACATCTTTCATCACACAAACGAATATGTCAGAGACGATGGCTTGGTTGTCTGGTTCTGCACCAAGTGCGAGGACAAACTCGAACTATGACAAACCATCGCAAACATCGAGGTTATCGGACTCAAAAGGTCATAGCCGATTATCTAAAACAATGGTGGGAGTATGCTGACACCGCTGGCGCTGGTCGTCAGGGTGAGGACATCCTCAACATCCCAAGTATCTCAATCGAGGTTAAGGCTAGGGCAGACTTTCAACCGTTAGCCTGGATCAAACAAGCATCTACAAATGCCAACGGCAAACTGCCAATGGTAATTATGCGATGTAACGGTCAAGGGGAGGATGCGGGCGAGTACTTAGCCTTTGTCAAGGTCAAGGACATTATGCCGGTATTGGCTGATCTGTTACCAACAACAAACATAACCAGATGTACAAGCTGCGGAGCCTGGACGTTTGAGGAAAGGGAAAGGTGCCTATCGTGCCAACATACGAATACAAATGCGTCAAATGCCAAATAAGCATGGAGTTAGAGAAATCTATCCATGAGGAGGCAGATCCAATCTGTTGCGGTGAGTCTATGCGTCGGGTATATGGGACGTTTGGCATAACCTTCAAAGGAACAGGTTGGGGTCATCAATGACCTACTGGTTTGAATGTGAGTGCGGTTATTCATTAAGAGCTGCGTTGAACTTCATCAGCGAGACCCAAGCCAAAGCAATGATGGCTAACCATTTATCAGTATTTAAGTGCGACACGCCCAAGGCAAGGTAATACTAATTAAGGCTCTGACCTGCGGTTTTACCGATAAAGGAGTAAAAGATGCTTGACACTAACGGTACGCTAACGGCGCAGAGCCCATCAAGGGCTCACCGCGACCCGCTGAGGCGGGTAGGTCGCGGGGTGCTAGTAGCTATTGGGATATCTCTGTTCTCACCCGCTTATGCGGTAGCACCAGTTGATGAAAAACAATATGTTTCGATTAAAGAATATGCAGCTATCTTGGTAGATGATAAAGACCAGATGATATGTTTAAGTAAGTTATACGGTAAAGAGTCAGCATGGAATCCAGAGGCTAATTCAGGCTCTCATTGGGGTATTCCACAAGGTAGATCTGAGTACCTTAGAACAGCAACACCAGAGCAACAGATTCAATGGGGATTGAAGTACATCGATAATCGTTATGGCTCACCTTGTGCAGCTTGGCAGTTCTTTCAAAAGAATAACTATCACTAATGGCTAAGCAATCAGCATTAAGAGATGATGGTAGTACTGCGTTATGGCGTAGGATACGACAGAGAGTACTGACCAGAGATCAGCATACTTGTCAAAGGTGTGGACTAGAGGCTACTCACGTCGATCACATCATACCGAGACGCTTAGGAGGAGATGATTCAATGGATAAGTTCAGGCGTGAAGCGCTTGCCGTGTAATGTGCCTACTACAAAACCCATCTGCCAGTTCGCATAACCTTTTGTGTACCCCATACCAGGGCTTGCAAGGTCAACCAGGTTGCCAACCTCAACACCCCACACAATACGCCCATACTTCCCTCCAGAGGCTTCAGAGTGAGCAGATAATCCAAGTCTGTGAGTGTGTCCAGATACGACTGATTTGCCCATACGCATTGCGCCATTCAACGCAGTTTGCCCGGGCTTGTTTGATAATGGAAAAGCGTCTCCGTGGCAAGTGTGCCAACCCGGAGCAAAGTCAAAGCCATTTGGATGGTACTTAATTCCAGCCTTGTCGTATCCCATAAACTTGTCGTAACGCAGCTCTGGCAGGTTCATAAATGCTGGTAATCTGCGGGATAGTGACTTGTAAACGCGTGCGCCGTGATTAGATCCAACGACGTCAGTAACGCCTAGGTATTCGAGAATCTCTAAAGTGAGTCGACGATCCTCATCGATGTTGCCTTCGACTTCTTGCCATGGTTGAGCGAATCCACCGAGTTGCGGTAGATCGATTTCGTCACCGATACAAATGGTTTGGTGAGGCTTGTAAGCCCTTAAAAACTTGCCTAGATTCTTGACTGCTGCTTCATGAAAGAACGGTGCCTGAATGTCTGAGATCCAAGCAATTCGTTTTACGGTCATTAGTCCTCGTCGTCGTCCTCATGATCCCCAAACTTCTCGGGATCAACTGGGTCTGGCAGAATCCATCCAGGATACGATTGAACGTCGGTTATCATAAACAACGCTAAACCCTCGTTAAAACCAGCCTTGCGTAAGGATTTGTAATACTCATGAAGCCCAATGCAGTAAGCATCGAGTTTTGAGTAGCCTTGATCCTCTAGCGCTTTAGTTGATTTTCTTGCCATGTGGATAAGTGTCCCTTACTTCTTTAATAACTCCAAGATGTCCTCTTGGCGTGTCTCTATTCTTGCCAATCGGTCTGCGAGAGATGATCCACCATTCGGCGTAAGAGTCCACAACCAACCGCGAACCAAATAACGCAAACCGCCAATAAATATAGCAAGCGTCGAGGCAATGGCGAGAGCGAATCCCGCCCAATCATTTGCGGTCACTTTTTCTTTGGAGTGGCATAACCAAAGACGCCGGACAAGATCGCGAACAAAATTGCACGATGATCGAGTGAGAAGTTAGATCCTGCCCAAGCTGCTAAAAAAGCACCAGCAGTTAAAGCGTAAGGATTCTTGATATTCATTACTTGCCTCCTAGCATTGGGATTTGGTAAAAGTCAGATGCTTCATCAGCAACCTTTTGAAACGAGACGTGAAGGTGCTTGATGTGCGGGTTAATGCCTTTATATGTGCGCCACGCCCAGCCCCGCTTGGATGATGCGATTTTGCCGTTGAATATGACGTAAGCAATTCGCTTAGGATGAGACTTGCCATAGAGTCGAATCTGATCCGCAAGGTCGGGCATAAGGTCAGGCTTTGACTTTCCGGATAGGTCACGATCGATGTCGATGGCACGAACCCAACCTTGCTCATCAGGATTATGATCTGACTTGCGCGCAGAATGTCGTGTGTCGCCGATCCAGCCATCGCTAGTTCGATCTCGATCCGGGAAGGCATCATCGATCTGCTCACGCAGCTGAACGGCAGACTTACTTAGTCTTGGTCTCATTTACCGGCAAACTCGGTGTGGATTGTTCCGCTTGTCGGCGGTCGTATTCTGACTTTAGCATTGTGGTTATTGAACCATCTGCGTGTTCAATAGTTGCGTGCTCTTTATTCTCAAAGTCTGTAAAATAAATAGTTGTCATTATAACTCCGCGCTAAAACCGATAAAGGTAGTTGAACCTGATGCCGATGGGAAAAGACTTTCACCTGCTGTAAATACTGCCGAGCCGTGAGTATAAATAACACGCACACAATTATCAAATCTTTGATTAAGTGCCCAAGTTCCGCTCGAATAAGTAACACCATTTGCAGGACGATAAACGCCTTGATTTGATAAATCCATTGTGGCTGGTCCAACTCTCATTGTTGTTCCCAAAGGTAAAAGAAACATCGCAACCGTTGTTGAAAAAGCAAAACCAGAAACAAAGATTGAGTCACCAGAAGCAGCACCAGTTGTACGTGTGTAATAGCGTTGGCAAGCGGCTAGTTCTCCTTGAATTGTTTTACCTGCTCGCTTGAAGGTTGTTGCAATAGATCCAACTTCTAATTGAACTCCAGTAAACAAAATGGTTTGACCACTTGTTAAGTTTCCATTAGAACCGACAACCAGACGCAAAGTTTTAGCCGTAGAAGGAACCGCGAAAGTCTGTTGTACTCGTGTCCAAGATGTTGTAGTAGCAACTGAGGTGCTTGAAATTGTTGTATAAGTACCAGTAGGTGAATCATCAACATTAGTTGAATAATCTAAACGAATCTGAGCATTTGTCGAGTTGCTTGTTTTTACATAGTAAGAGAGTACAACTGTTTGATTTGCAAAACGTAAAGAATCTTGAGTCTCAATGGCAAGGATTCCAGAAGGTGTTGCCGTTCCCGATAATGTGCATTTCATCGCATAACGAAACCCTGTTGGAACATCTGAGGTCTCTTGACTAAAGGTTGTCGATGAACTATTCATATACCAGCGATCGGCAGTTGTATAGCCATTACTGCTGCTTGATGTTGAGCGTTGCCAAAAATCCATACCGCCATTAATTACGGCATTTCCGTTATAAGATGTTTGATAGCGCAAGCCTGTTGAAGTGGAACTATCTGCTACGAGTGTCTCGCCGTTGTTGCCTACTGCTAAGCGGGCAGGTGTATCAGCTGCACTCGCTGCAATGAGATCACCCTTAGCGTCAACGATCGCATTTTGAATTGCGTTTGAATCATCCTGGGCAACCCAAGTAAAGTCCATGTCAGTATTGGAGGTTTTGCTAAGTACTTGACCCGTTGTTCCACCCTTTAACTCAGCCATCGAAGTATCAATAGATTGACCAAGTGTACGGATCGCAGCAGCGCCGTCCTTAACGAGACTTGTATCGTCTGGAGTGCTCCAGTTGAAATTGGTAGTACTTGCCATGTTTCTCCTTTATCAGGCTACTATTGTAGCGTCAATCCATTGTAGGGTCGGGCTTAAAGTGTTCCAAGTCTCGGCAGGATTTACGCGATCCCAACGAGTAGTAATGATTGAGTATTCGGTAGGGCTAAGAGTCAGAGTTAGGTTCAGTTGGTTATAACCAGCCTGGAAAGTCCAGCCCTCGACAAAGCCTTGGAAACGTCCATTAGTGATGTTTGTTGGTAGATCGGTAATGTCCAGAGGTAATCCCATAAACACATTCAGCAGGGCATCGCGGTCAGTATTGTCTAACTCGCCATTAGCCAACGGAAAGGTAATTTCTTTGAATTGTGCCTGCGGAAAGGCTCGAAGTCCTAGATAGAAATCTGCTTGCTCCTCAGCGTCGATGGTGTGTTCTAGTGATGTATTGATCTGGTATTGCTGAGGTCCATAAATAGAGGTCGATTGCAGATCGATGGCGTTAGCCGTTGCGTTTGCTTTGTAAACAATAGTGACATCGTTGCGGACATCGCCTGAACGCTTTTGGGTACGAATACCGCGAGCAAGTGCAGTATTGGCAGATAATTCTGTGTAGCCGTTTGTGCCTAGGTAATCGGCTCTGTGAGTACTATCGGCATAACCGATTCGCCCAGATGCGTCCTCGTAGATGTAGCCAAAGCCAGATGTAGCCAAAGCCGATACCAAAGCATAAACATTGGTTAAGTCTGATGATCGAGAAGTTAATTCGTAATTACCTGGTTGATCGATCTCGCCAAGTCCGACGTTCTCAGCATTAGCCCAGGTTGTCGTTGGATTGTAATCAGCCCATGTCTCAGCTGCTGGCACTTCATTCCAACTGTTGAGCAATAAATCCGAGAGGATTGAGTAAATCTGATCTCCGTCAAAGTCCTTGCTTAAAACTCCGTTTGTAAGGCTTTTAGGCAGTTTTGACAAGGCACCCAAGGCAATGACACGGATGCGCTCTGAAATGCCGTTAGAGCCTGCGTCAGAGACTGTTACGTCTATGTCTGAGACAAAGCCACCAAAGATGTTTACAAAGGTACCGGATGAATCTTTGACCTTGATTGTTACTTGGTCATTGATGTCTATCTCGATTGGTGACTGGTCAAGGTTGATAATCTCAACATTGCAGTAACCGGCGTAAGGCTGAGAATAAATGTCAGTACGACCTGATGTAATTGTCAGGTTGGCAAGTGTCAGATTAGTGACATCACCTGCACCATTGATCGAGACCGCCCATTCTGGATTCCATTGCGTCATGCTATCTGGAACGCTCCTGATCCTCCACCGCCACCGCGAGCGCTTGAATCATTAAGAATCTCAACAATCTGACGGGCAACGCCTTCCTTGTCAAAGGCTCCTGTTACCGTGATGTTGTATGTGTCTCCAGATGTAGCAGCTTCTGCCATTCTGAAAGAACCAACATTAAATGAGCCGATTGCAGTTGATGCAGCTGCTGCTGCGGTTGATGCAGTTTTGACTGCACTTGTACCGCCAGTTGTACCAGTTGATCCGGCACCGCTTGGCGCTGAGATCGTTGGTGCTGTGTAGGTTGGTGTGCTTACCTTTGGGGCTGAAACTGTTGGGGTTGTAAATGAAGGCTTAGAAACAAGAGGCACATTAGGCAACAAAGGTACTGAGTTGTAAGCCTTAATCATGGCATTGATGCCATCGATGGCGCCAGATACAAGAGTGCGGATTACGTTAATAATTCCGCCAATAATGTCTACAACACCGCCGGCTACTCTGGCAACGAATGAGATCGCTCCGCCCAAAGCCACCGTAAATACTGGGACGATGTAATCAACGATAAATGAACCGAGTGCTTGAAAGGACTCCTTGTTATCATCAATGGCTTTTCTAATTGGATCAAAAAGTTTTGCGAACTTCTCAAAGCCTGGTACAACTTTGTTTAGAATTACATCGATCAAGGATTGAAGGATGGGCAATAACTTGTATCCGATTGCTTCGACTGACTCATCAAAGGCAACCTTTAGGCGATCCATACGACCCTGGTAAGTCTCGGCGTTCTTAGATGCTGCGCCACCAAAGAGATCGCTCAGTTTACGTTGCACGTCAGTAAAGGTCATTGCCTTTAATTCGGCGCTAGATAAGCCAACGCCTAACTTGCCAAGCGCAGCAGTATTGCCATCGTAAGCCTTACCCAAAGCGTTTGCTACGCCTTCGAGTGGCTTGCCTGTCTGAGTTGAAATGTCAAGAGCAAGCGAAAGTAATTCTTGAGCCTTGCTAGTTGAGTTTGTCGAAAGAGCCAAACGAGCAAGAGCTGGACGCAGTTGGTCATCGGCTACACCAGTAGCACGAGCCATCTTATCGATTGAGTCCTCAGTAGCAGCAATCTGGGCTTTAGTTGCACCCGTTGCATTAGTTAATGCTGACGCTAATTTAACCTGGCTTTGTTCATCGGCAAGTGCAGCTTTAACGCCATCAACGCCGATCTTAATTGCATAGGCACCAGCAGCAGCAGCAGCTGCTAAAAACGCGGCACCTGCAACCTTGCCAAACTTCTCTAACTGTGTGGCTGAGTTTTGAACGTCGCCATTAGCAGCCTTTAATTTCTTATTGAGATCATCGACATCAGCAAGGATCGAGAGTTTAAGGGTTCTATTGCCTGCCATTAATCCCACTCCTTCAAAATCCCGCTAAATGCTTCCTCCCACTTACGAACCAACTCGGGCTGAATCTGACGCAAAGTTGGGTAAATGAAATACCCAGAATTGCCTCTGCCTTTGTTTGGCGTACGCTTTGGGAACTGCTTAAATCTGTTAGATCCAAACTCCATACCATAAAGTAGATCCAGAGTTGAACCGCCACCTGAAAACTTCTGACGCGCAAAGCCGTAACTAAACTCACCGATCTTTGAAGTCTTGCTTACCTTAACTCCATCAGCAATACGGCGAGCAGCAGTACCTGAAACCGTCCGAGTCGCTGCTGCGATCTTAATCTGTCCAGCAGCAAACTCAGCAAGGTTAGAACTTTCCTTTTTAGCAGCTTCAATGGCTTGATCGTCCATCGCCTTAAAAGCCCTGGTAATACCGCGTAGATCTGTTTTGTCATAAGCGATCTTGACTTCATCTGCCATCCGATCGCTCCTTCAGTATTTCTATCGCGGTTAAAATGTCGTCTGCATCCTCCCAGTATTGCATCGGTATCCCCGTCTCTATTGCTAGATTAACGAGGATCCGCCTTATGCTTCCTGGTTGGTGGCTTTTGGGCTATCGTCTCCGACCGTTACATCAGCAACGGTTTCAGACCAAATGTCGTAAGACTTAACAGGTTTTCCAGCGTTCTCTCGCTTGTAAGCGTTATAAGCCAGAAACATAAGATCCCAAATGCCAATCTTGTCATTAGCCTGAGAAATTGTGTTACCAGTTGCCTTCTCCCACTTCGCCCACTCAGGAGGCTGAGCAACATAAGTTGCTGAGTCGCCTGCGTTATATGTAATTGTGATTGGTAGTTTCATCTGTGCTCCCGTTGTTAGATATTAACTAAATGTGTCTGCTGGTGTTCCAACGACTGTCAGAGCCCAAGTATCAGTCTGAGCGCCTGGAGCGCCTCCGCCGATTGTTGGGAATACTGGCAACACGTTGCAAGTAAATACTGCGCCTGTTACGGCTGTTAGTGATACCGCAAGAGTTGTGTTTGGGTTTGCATCAGCTGCGCCCCACATTGCTTCGAATAGTGATGATGTTGCACCCCAGTCAGCAAGTAACTCGATATTAAGAGTCCATTGATCGTCTGTGTGCTTGTAAGCCTTGCCATCGAGAGTCTGGTAGACGTCGATTGTTGGGCTGTTCACGAGAGTCACGCTAGTTGTCTGAGCATCGTAGTTTACTGTTGCGATGGTTAGAACGAGGTCGCGACCCGTAATGACTGTTGTTGGCATTATTGGTTCTCCTTATGCTGTCTGCGTATACCAGGTGGATACGCGTATGTCCGCGACTAGCAAGTTACTAGCGCCTACTTGTGTGACTGTTGGTCGGTCTACTACCTGGAGATCGTATCCAGCCGGTATAACCGCCACAACGCTTGTGATTAGTTGTTCTATGTTATCAAGTGATGCTGGGTTGCTGTTATAAGCAACGCAGCAGGTAATTGTGTAATTCAACTTGCATCGAAAGGTACTCTTGCCGATTGTCTCAAACTCCATGTATGGAGAATCCGGAACGACGACAACCGCAGGAGCCGGGATCTGCTCTGGGACGTAACTAAATATGTTTGCAGATACTCCAGATAGTGCGGTGGCAAGAGGAGTGCGAACTGATGAGAGGATTGTGCTTGGCATTATTGCGCCATCGTCTCGACATCGATGTATGGCCCGAGTAGACCTACTACACGATTAAACAAGCTGCGTCCCATACGATAAGGAGACGGAGCAAAATCTACGCCTTCAATCTGTCCGCCTGGAGCAGTACGAGATTGGAAAACTTCAACTGAAACTACGATGATTGCGGATTCGACCGCAGCAACGCCGACATATGTAGCAGCGCCTGTAAGTGTTGCGGATCCGCTAGGGATGACATTGCGCTCTGTGACATCGGCGTTAGTGATGTCTGCTGTAAATGTGTATGCATCTGGATCAGCATTGACTGTTCGAGTGCCGTTAAATGGTGTTCCGCATCCTGCGATGACAACTGATTGTCCTTCGGTAAACTCGTGGATTCCTACTGTTGTGAAGGTTGCGACATTATCAGTCAGCGAAACCTTGGCAACTGGTGATGCAAAAGTAGTAAGCAAAGGCAAGATAACTGCCTCGCTAGTGTCAATTATTTCATTCAAATAACTATCGCTGTATAAAGCTGATGAAACGCCAAGTACAGACCTCAACTCTGACGCTGTGATAATACTTGGCATTTCATCCTCTCTAAACTGCTGGGGGAGCGATCGGGAGCAACCGCCCCCCCATGATTAATTGTGCTGGAGACTATGCAACCATCCAGCGGTATGCGCCAGCGCCCAACTTAGTTGCGACTGCGCCGTAACCGTAGTAACCAACCTGAACCTGACCTGTTGAGATTAGGTTTGTCTGTAGCTGCAAACGGCTTGACTCGTACCATGTGTAAGCATCTGGATTAACAACTAGCATTGTGTTGTCGCCAACGCCTGAGCCTGTTGTTAACTGACGGTCTACGCGGAGGTTAAGTCCTAGTAGGTTTCCACGAACGCCAGTAGCAGTTAGGTTTCCGCCTGCGTTCTGTGGGTTAATTGTCTGTGTGAAAATTGGACGGTTTGAACCATCGACCAAGCCCATTAGCGCGCCCCATTGTTCTGGAGATACGATGATGTTCTGAGCAAATCCAAGTGTTCCCTTGTAGATTGAAACTGCTGCATCTGAAACGAAGTCAGCGATGTTTGCAGCTGTAACTGTACGGTTTCCACCGTCTGTACCGCCAGCGATTAGAGCAGCTGAAACTGCTGCATCTGTTGCCTTTGCGTATGCGTACTCCATTTGGCGTACCAATTCAGCAAAGAACGCTGGTGATGAGCGATCAAGCAACTCTAGTGAAAATGTCTGCTGTCCGATGAACTTCTTGACATCTACTGAAATGAACGCTGCGTTCTGATCTGTCTCTGATGGTGTTCCGCCTTCAGCTGCGATTGCAACTGTTGGAGCAACTGTGATCTTTGGGATCTCGAATGTCATACCAGCGTCTGGTAGAGCACCGCGAGAAACTGACTCGATTGATGGACGGTCTCCGTTTGATATTCCGTTAATAACTTCTGTTAATTGACGTGTTGGTACTAGACCAGCGTTGTCTGTTGTGTCCGCTGCTGCTGCAACGTACAACTTTGAGTCCTCGTTACCCATTGATGCGCGAACTGAGTGCTCCAAGTATGAAGCCTTGTCTACGATTGGGTTGCGAACCTTTTGTGAGTTTAGTGGATATGAAGTTGCCTTCACTTCTGACTTTGCAGCTTCAACCGCTTCGGTTGATACTGCCTCTGAAACGGTTTCTGACACTAGGTCATCTCCTTCGGTCTTAGGTTCCTCGATCTGAGGTTCCGGGGTTGATTCGGTTGCAGCAGTACCAGGTGTTTCAGTAGCTGCTACCTTTTCCACTTCGGCTCCTGGGATTGCTCCATCAGTTACGAGTGAAACTTCAATTAACTTCGACGCGCTGATAGCCATAACGCCATCCTTGTTGTCCCACGCATCTACTTCAACGCCAACGCTAAAGTCGGAGCGCAAACCAGTTGCAGCCTCCTCTAGCGCGTCATTTCCGGCTGTTGTCTTTGCGATCTTAAATGATGCAGTAATACCAGTATCGTCCTGAGACCACTCAACGAGTTTTCCTAGCGGACGAGTTTGGTTATGTTCTAAAACTAGTTTGGTGTTCTTGCCAAACTCGATTGAGTTAGGTAGAAACTTAGTGCGACCCGCTGAGGTATTACCTTCTGCGTCCCATTGCACAATTCGACCTGCGATGATGCGTGATTCTGCATCTGACGCAGTAATTGATACCGGCATTGTTATTTTCATGTGTCGATTAGATCCTCTTCTTCGCGAATCTCTTGAACGCTCATTGCGCCAATACGATTCAGGATTTCGTAAACCTGAGCGCGCTCCAAAGGATTACCGCGCAGGTATTCGTCTAGCGAGTAACGGATTTCATTGCCTTGACCGACAAAATCCGGCATTGATAAACGCTGCTCAATAGCCACAAGCAAATTGCGTCCACCAAAATCAATAAGTGAGCGACGTTCAGCAGTCGCGTTTGAGTATGTCATTGATGTTGTTTCAGCGCTTGCAAAGTATGCAGGCAAACCGATTGCACGACATAACTCCAGCGCTACATATTGACGCGCCTCATTTAGTTGCAGTTTGTTTGGATCAATTCCCATTGCCTGCAATTCAACATCAGCATTTAGAAATGCGGTTGATCGTGTACTGCGGGCAACGCGCCAGGCTTCAAGCAATTTGCCAATACGCTCGCTAGTAAGATTTGTTCCGTTTGACTTTAGAACCATCATTGGTACTGGCTCTTTTGCAAAAGCCTCTGATGCGTTTTCTAAGGCAATAGCTGCTCTAATTGTGCGACCTGCGCGAGATAGAAAACCTTCATCCAAACCATTAAACACGACAAGAGATCCAACGCCCATTGTTGGCACGTCGTATCCATCAACTCTGAAACCAACGATCTCAGTTTGTGCGCTGTTGAGAGTTTCAGTTACGCGTTCTGGTGCAACGCGTGTCCATTCTTGGATTCGTCCATCTGCATACATCGACATAACTTGTCCATAAGCCACGCCGTGAAATAGTAGATCCTCAGCAATAAATGCGTAAATAGTAGAACCGGGAACGCGCGAATCAGGTTGGTTTATTACTCGATTGGGTTCGACGTGTGCGCCGGTACTTTTAATGTATTGCTCTAGTGGCAAAGTGGCAAGGCTGCAAAGGATATTGCGCGCTCTTGCGATTGTTGGAATTGCCATCGCTTGCGCGCGGGTTGCAGATCCCAAAGTGCCGAACATATTGCCGACGGTTGAGATATTGAAAGGTGCTGGAGTCGCAGCTGCGTCTACCGTAATTGTCATCGGTTCAGGAGCCTTCGCGAACAAATCTCTGAGTGCCATTAGCATAAAATTATAGCATAATCAACCCAACACGATATCCACTTCTGTATCTGGTCGTGTCGCAAAGTGACTAACCATTGCCATTCCAACTGTGGCGCAAATTGTGGCTGCGCTGGCTTTTCGTCCAAGGTACCAACCGCCATCTTTAAAAGGCAGCTTAACCGCCGATAGCACTTGCTTATTTAACTCGGCTTGATCGCCATGAACTAAACGCTGGGAGGTAATAGCCGACAACATTTCATCGCAGGCTTGCCCGTAGATCGCTCCATCGATGGCAGTTGTTGAAATGCCGGCAGGAGCCAATCGAGAAGCAACTGCGCCAGCCGTCTGACGACTATAAGCGACCGTCTCCACGCTATATCGCTTAGTCCAAACGGCGATACTGTTCGCTAGGTCTTTATCGTCAATCGATACTGGATTCGAATACGTTTCCAGTAATACAACGCAGAACTTGTCCCCAACAAGCCGTTGCGCTGCAACTAACGCAGCTGCTTTTCGATCTGGTGATAGATCAATCGCCATCCAAGTTGGTTGCTCCCGATCCAAAGCGAGCGTACCCTCAGACGCGCACTCTGTCCAACTTGACG